CTTGTGCTACCCCATAAATTCGTTAGATCAGTTTACGGTGAAACTGTAATAATTGTAAATCGATAAACTTAATAAGTATCTAAACAGACATTTATAGTTATCTCACCAAATAACAACGATAACAATCGCAACTACTAGCTCTCCAGACAGTGTTACAACTAAGTATCATAATCATTTAATAATGTGTGTTGTTGATATTCAATTCTAGTTAACAGTAATATGATCAATATAATTAAATTATTATTGTCAATACAAGTACAATTATCATTGGAATAACCATCAATCACGGCTAAAATTCGTAGTTTAGTAATACTGCAATAAAAATTGCAGGGCGCCGGCTACCCGCCGGCTGATACAACTATTGAGCAACTAATAAGCTGCCCGTAAGTACGGTGTCTCGACCTCCCGCTTGTATTATGCCGGTTCTACTCCTGTATAAACACGAGAAGGCTTCAAAACAGCCGATAGTATCGTGAATATTCTCACCGATATATTTCCGATTTTGCAGCCATTTCTGTAGCTTTGAGTCTAAAATTTTTCCAGTCGGTCTTTTAGCGACGTAAGCCGTTATTAGGGGGTGTTCTTTACCCCACGACAAAAGCGACATATTAACTGCGGCGACATGCTCGTCAGGTGTTAACTGTTTGCTGTCAGTTGCATTTGAACGCCGAAAGACTCTATCTAACATCCGACCAAAGTATACCTGGCCCAAGTGAACGATGCAATCTTTAGACAAGAAATTACTATAATGGGCGTCATATATCACGCCTTTAAGACAATAAGCTAAACCGTGGACACACTTCAGATCATCGCCTTTTCTCTTGAATAACATGTTCATAGTGGACTCATGGACTTGCCGATATCGACCTGGAATTATGACGTGTGAGTCATCTCCAGTGATCAAGAAATGGCATTCGTCAATAGGTATGCCAGCTTTGTGGCAAACAAAACGCATTAAGAAATAATTCCTAAGGGTGTTACCAAAAGTAGTTTGAGGACCACAGCCAGAACGGACACCATCGATATGCGTCCCACGTATAGCGATTCGTCGCAGTTTATAAGGCAGATGATAATGATATAGATTAACAGGTCGCCTAAACCGGACTAAGCCATCATAGACGTATTCAAACAGTTGAGCTGGTATATCTGTAAGGCTGCGTAACTTATGTTTGACTCGGGAAAAATAATAAGCGTCGATGTTCTTTAACACCTCTTCAGTATTCCACGAGTCAAAGGCGGTGAAATCAGCGCTAACCATTAGAGGGTCTTCTATCGATCGCATAGCTTGACCAACATACGTGACAACATCAGATGAATGCCGGCCTAAATGGAAAAACCTGTGCCTACGCCAGTCATTCAACGCCCAATGGTTGAACAAAGCTTCACAAACAGCGTACCTAGGGCTTTGCTTGAGTATAGCACGACCTCGAACTTTGTACTCGCCATTTGTTTCTAAGTTCGAGTGGTCAAACTCGTAAGGCTTAACGAACATTTCCAGCTTACGGGCAACCCGCTTACCAGTCAAAACTTGTTCTACAGCATTAGACCAAATCTTTTTCTTCTTACCTACCTGACTATCGATAACATCACTGAATGTAACGCGGCCAGTGGCTTCATAGTCGCTATCCCAACGTTCCAAGCGTTCACCACGTAGATGCTTATCGATTAAATTCTGACTAAACTTAAACCACTCCTTTAGCAATCTCCGATTAGGTTTGAGGTCGTATTTAGGATACATTCGATCGAAAAGGGTATGCACAGCAGTTGATAAGCATGAAGCAGCTGTGACGTAGCGTCTGTTCCCATCATCAACAGGGCAAGTCTCAGTAAACTGCTGTTTATCACGGTGCAAAATATCACCTAGATCGGGCTCTTTCATCAACTTTATAGGCGATACCTCATCACCAACTCGAGAGTAAAATTTAAAAGTGTTATTAGCTAGCAGATACTTCTCAGGAATCTGACCAGGGTGAATTGTTTTTATAGTATATTTGTTAAAATCAGCGCCATAAGCAATATTCGAGAAAACAATCTGATAGAGTGAAATTAATACCGATATGTTGTCAAAGTAATTGGTCGGCAAAAGAGCCACAAACGCGCATGTAGAATAGATATCCTGTCCTCGGATTGTCATAGAGACGTGATCACCAACAATACGTATGTCTAAGTTAGGAAGCCATACCATAAGATAGCGTAACCACTGTGGTTTAAGCAGGTTAATGATTTTGACACAGACGGCAACACACCGTACAACGGGTATAGCTAATGTAAATTCACAATCATACATATACTCAGGTAGCGGTTGTTCCATTATAGTAAACTCTTCGTTAACCAACACGGTGAGTAATGGTGAAAAAATCAACCGTCTTCGCCACTCGTTGAGATTGGCGTACTGATATGGGACAGGGCCGTATAAATGGGTATTGATATCTACTGTTGGGCCAGCGTAGTCAGAAGCCATATACCGCCGTGGAACTAAATACATTTCACTATGTCCTCTAGCTGTGTAACGAGCTGTCTTACAGAGACGAATACCGAGATTTTTCTTGTCTTCTAAAATTTGCTGTTGTACATCTGCTATAGTGTTAACTATCTCTTCACGGGTAACGCTTTCCTTAGTTATCTCCGTCATATAACCCAACAACGAAGTGACTTTAGGGTTTGTAGCCGCATATGAATATAATTGTCGATACTGCTTAAGAGTATAATCAACGGCAGGCACCGGCTGGTCTTGACGGCTCATAGCATATTGAGACTCATTAGCCAATAGGCGGCACAAAGCTTGACACGAATAATCACCCGTTTTAATTATATATAATTTTTGGACTAAATAAGAGCCACCTTCGTGATATATCAGGTTTGTGTCGTAATCCGGAGTGTAATCATATACGTAGCGGTGCTCATACACAGAGTTAGCGCTAGGCATATTCTTCAACCAAGTTTCGCCGTTGGCATTCTTATACATCAGGTAACTTGAACCATTGTCTGCTATAGGTAGAATCTGGTTGTAGTGTTTAGCAAAACACGAGACCTGGAAAAATACACTCACACCATTTCTCAAAGCCTCAACACATTTTGAAAATACGGCTGGGAAATACATACAGTCTGTAGTGAAAACACAATCATATTTGCTCCAATCAGTAAGATTTTCATATAAGCCTCGATAATCGCCACACGGCTGCGGATAGTCGAACGCTCCATTAGGGTAATATCTTGCTACAGCATCCCTGTCTTTCACGTCCATAATGTTATAGAAAACATCATGTGTTCGGAAATCCTGAGTCTTAACTTTCCCACTGAGTTCCACGACGTCAAGGTGGCCCGTCGTAAAGAAAAATATACACGTCAATATGTCCGCTGATAGCCGTTGGAGGGTATGATTCAATTTAATCTTGGTCTTACTATCAAAGGCCAAGGTACAACACACTGAGTCACAGAACAGCTTAATTTCCTTAGCGGTCAAATAATAATTAGTCTGTAAAACAAGTGTTTTCCCATCTATAAGCAATCTGGGGCCAATTACAAAAGGAATAGCATTGAACAATAATCCCTCTTTCACCTCTGCCCGCGGTACAAGTAGCTTGCTTGGCTGTTTATTTTCAATAACAGGTTTATCTTCAGCAGTCTTCTTCTCAACGGCATCTTCTCCTTTACTCAATAACGTTGCAGGAAGTGCAGCGCGGGGACTATTTGGTGACATCGCCGCCACCATTTCTTTAACTTTGTCCACTAATCCCTTCACTTTGTCAGTGTCATTTAAAAGTCCTGCACCAGGAGTAAGATTCACGACTGTCGTTCGATCTAGAACGCCTACCGCGCTCGATTCGCTGCTTTCAACGACATTACGGGCGTTATCAGCAAGATCACCATTGTTCAAAAAGGCTATGTTGTCATCCTTGTAAAGGTAATAACGGCCAAGTTTCGTTGAATCTATATTATAAAAATGGCCGTTTCTATAGGCAATTAATTTTGCATTGATCCCAGCCTTTGATTGTGTGTCTAACTTCAAAACGTAACCACGGTAGTTAATAACAATATTTATTCCAAGCCTTTTACAATGGGCATACGCTATATGCAACGGTAGGTAAAAATCGTCTACATCTTCTATAAGGCTCTCAACGTAGCTCGTGTAGATCTCCCTATCAGGGGCTACTTTAATACCTTGCAAAGCGTGTATAAAACATAGCGAAAATTTTCTCTTCTTGAACACGGCATGGTGAGCAAATAGAGTAGGGTCATAAATATAGGCATGGTTTTGGCGTATAATTATACTGGGATAGTCAAAAGTGGTAGGTAAATCATCAAAAAGATACACATGCGAGTAAAGCTCGCGAGCTTGTTCAAAGGTTGTTACAGTTTTAGGAATTTCTAGACCGAGCGGACGTAAAATTTTATCTAAACAGTCTTGTAAACAATAACCCTGTTGTCCAGAGTAAACCATGTAGCCATTAGTGCTACCAAGCTTCGACCACTTACCATATTGAGGTACAGGGACCGCTAAATTGTAGTTATTTAATCGGTAGAAGCAGTTCTGGTAACCTATACTTATCATCGACTGAATCCTACACTCTCCCAATTTGCAGGCAGAAGTAACCGCTGCAGAATAAGCAAAGGCAAAACCTGTTGTATCCCTCTGCCGTGAAGCAAAATACCATTCCTTGTATTTCTCCTCGTCGTTCTTATTATAGTCGCAAGACTCGTACTTGGACAACGAATTAGTACCATCAAGTATACCGTAACATAAATAACTGCCAACAGTATCGTCGTGAGGACAGAGTTTAAACCGAGTTGATCTGAGCTTGATTTCGTCCAAAACCGCCCGCATTACGGCTATCGGATTAGGGTAAGTATGACCATGTTCTGCAAATCGTATAGCTGCGAGGAGTTTGATGTCTAGTTCACTAAAGCCGCATGAAACAAGATGGGAGTCTTCAGTACCATCGAATTCTGGATTATACGCTTTATTGGCAGGGTTAATGCCAAAAAGCACAAATACACCAGCTTTAACCACGACAGAAAATTTCTGACTGCCTTCAATATATATTAAAGGGCTATTGATCTTTTTTGAGACAGTCAGAACCTCTTCGCCTGTATCAGTATTACCTATGATAGGCGACTCCTCTGGTTTATTCGAGTCAGCGACAGTTTTACTTCTACTATCGTTATCCCCGTTAGAATTATCATTTCTCTTTTTAGCTACCCACTGTGTCTTCGATTTCTGGCGTGGCTTCTCCTGATAGTCGCTGCTGTCGTATGTATTACGATCATTGTCAACTTCGGGGTCAATATTAGGCGCTGTAGCTTTGTTACGAGTAGGATATTGTGCGCCCTGTGTTCTAAAGTTCTTCCTGCCATCAATTGGACCTATAAGGCTGTCCACTCGTGACCATGACATCCAACCAACACAATGGCCGTTATACACTGAAATACGTCTAAGGCCTTCGAGACCCCGATAATCCTTAAATGAGGTAGTCTTAAGTTTCTGTGAAACTCGAACAGCATTAATGCAGTCAGTCGAAGTTTCGACTAAAGGTACGCACAAAATCAAATCTATATAGTAAATAACATTTCCAATCAAGTCGAACCAATGCGAGACACGGATAGTGACACATGCAATCACTATCAACCACCAGATAGGATGAAGGAATGCAAAGGAATATATTCTGGTAGGTCGTGTATAACTAAATAGTACACTGCACATCCTCACGAGACCCGAACCGCATACTGTAGACAATAGCGACTTAGTAACTAAAATATTAGGCACCAATACCATCAATATAAAAACAGCGGCAACAATAAGCGGGAGCAGCAATATCAAAAGGGATATATACACAGCGTAGAGTGACAACCGTTTAACTAATAAGTAGCCGTGAGCAAATAAGATCAGCCACGCGGTGTAATAAAAATTACTACATACACAGACCGTGAACAATAGCCACAAGGCACTTTGTATCTGGATTTTCCGACCGATATAATGCACGTAAAAGTACCAAAAATGGCGGAAACAATCCATAAGTCGATGCGATCGTCGTTTGAACATGGGAATTTGGCTGTCGTCATTATCCTCAAATGTACCTTCAACTGACAAATTTTCACTGAGATTCAAACGAACCGACTTACCCTTGTTGGGGGAATTCTTTCTATTCCCAAAAGGTTTTAACCAAGGCGGTAGTTCTTCTACCTTTAGCTCAATCCGATCCACCTTCTGCCATCTATCCTTTAATATCACATAATACTGAATCCATATTGAGTATGTCTGTGAATAAAAGATAGCGAGCACCCCTATACTAAATGCCGTAAGATTGAGTGCGAGATCAAATCTTGTGTGGTAAATAATCTCGAACAAAGGCACTAATATAGGGAGTTGCTCTTCGACACTATAGCCCAAATACCTAGGTATTAGAGCCAAGTGCTTCAGCAAACATAACGACAAGTAAACAAGCTGGGGGATAGCAGCTGTCATTGTACGTTAACAATCAACAAATAAC